TTCCATATCATCCATAATTTTTTCATAAGTGATAATGATTGAGTCTTCAGTTTCCTCAATCTTTTGGATGTGTCTTTTTTCACTCAAAGTTATTTCTTTATTTTCTTTCATATCAACAATAGTTATTTCCTCATCATTTTCAAACCCTTCAAATCTTTCAAAGTAGTTTTCAATATATTCTTTCCATTCCGTTGGTCTTTCTTCTTCTGCTACTCTTAGACATTCTTCTTTTGTTCGTTGAATGTAAATGATTCTAGCATCTAATTCCTCAACAAGTTGCTTTCTAACTTTTTTGTAAGGACTAGAGTTAATTATCCACGCATTTGTACTTTTGTCTTTTTTAAGTCTTTTATAAAGAGCATCTCTAACATCAAATACATATCTTTTTAGATTATCAATATGTATATGGCTTGGATTGTTACTTATAGCTTGATGTATGTTATCAAAATCAAAGACTAAATCTTTAGAGTTAGCATTGTTTCTTACATACGTGCTTTTACCACTACAAGATGCACCCATCACTATAAAAACTTGTTTCTTTTCTTCCATTTCTTTTTTTACTGGATGATTGTCAGGTAGTAAATCTGTATCGTGCTTACCACCTTGAAATCTACCTTTTTTAAGAGCAAATAAAAACGAATTGACTCTAGCCATCGCCCATTGTTCTGGACTTGATACGTTTGGTCTAACAGAGCCAGGATTGGTATTGTAAGCTCCTACACCTCTCTCAAATACTTTTACAAGTTCAGCGTAAGTAGTTCGACCATTCCAAGCTAAATCCAGCTCTTTTATTTCTTCATTATGTTTTTCAACTTTGTTCTCTAATCCTTTTTTTACTTTAGCACTAACTTGATTTTCTTCTTTCTTACCCTCTAGCTTTTTTGTTAGTTCTAAAATTACATCTTTCATTCCTTGCTCTCCTAGTGTTCCAATCGTTCCCCATTTAATCTGAGCAACCACTCCACCTACATTTGAAAGGTTTGGCTCTGTATCTCCTTTGAATTGTTTACCATCTTCAAAGTGTCTTTTAATCCAAGACTCTCTCTCTTTTATCCATTCTCTGATAGCCTCTGTATCTTGACCATCTCTAGCTCTACCCCATAACATAAAAGCCTCATTCCCTCTTATGTTACCTCCAGCTTTCCAAATCTCTGGAGTTTGTTCTTTTATAGTTTTAGCAAAGTCATAATCAAATTGTGGCTCTTCGCTATTTCTGAGACTTATCTTTTTATCATCTCCCTTGTTAGGGAAGTTTGTTTGTCTTTCCTCATCATCTTCTAGTTGAGCATAACATACTGCAAGTCTTTGTTTGTTATCGTCATACTCTTTCATAAACTCATCGGACATACATCTTTCGATGAATTCCTCATTAGTTTCGTTTTGTTCTTTAGTCGGTATCGGCATCGCTCTCCTCTTCTACGTCTCCAATAGGAGCAAAATTCAACGGCATAAACAACTGGTCTCCCTCTGGTCCAACTCTATTCAAGTCCTCCATACGTCTTATCTCATTAATAGACAAAGCACCGATACTAGCCATCTCTCTGTAATAACTTGCACGAGATGAGCTATCTCCTCTAAGTAAAGCCTTTGCATCTAGCTTAATACTAAACAAGCCAAACTCTCTATCTCTAAATAACTTTCTGTTTAGCTCTTGCTCTACCATAACCATATAAGGCATCAGAGTAAATCTTACGAAGTCAATACTCAAAGCCTCAATAGATGAGTAGTTAGCAGCTTTCTCTAAATGACCAATCAAAGACAATGGAACTTTAAATATTCTTGAAACTTCCTCAATCTGAAATCTACGAGTTTCTAATAGCTGATACTTATTTGCATCAATGTTAGTTTGCTCGAATGTCATACCCTCCTCAAGGATAGCAGTCTTACCAGATACAAATGAGCCACTATAATTCTGATTCCAACTATTTTTAAGTCTTGCAACTGCTTCTTTACTAAGTTTGCCAGGATGCTTGATTACTCCACCAACTTGAGCAGAGTTTCCGAGATAACTATTGGCAGTATCATTAGCAGCAATAGAAGTTGCTATTGTTGTATTCTGTGCTTTCAATACGCTTACTCCTTCATAACCATTAAATGATAAGTTGAAAAAGTGTAGCATATCTTCTTTCATTACTCCTATCTCATAGTCTTTGATGTCGTAAAATATTTGACCATCGTGCTTTATTACTTTGACATCTTTTGGATTGATAGGAATAAGTGATATTGGTCTGGCACTACCATCTCTCTCAATATAAAAATACGCATTCCCCTCTAGCAATAAGTTGGTCATCAGAGTATCTAGGAATGTGTATGGTGTCATATACTCGTTAGGATTACGAGCTAGTAGTCGGTAGATTGGATGGCTAAC